GGATTATTTATTAATACTACTGGTTCTAATAATGTAGGATTAGGCTTTGAATCCTTACGCAACAACACCACTGCATCTTATAACACAGCAGTTGGTTATCAAGCTGCTTATAATAATACAACAGGTATACAAATAACAGCTATAGGTTACAAAGCGTTATATAGCAATACAGGTGCTGGAGCAGCAAATACTGCTACAGGCTACCAAGCTCTGTTAAATAATACTACAGGTCAGTTTAATAATGCTTTTGGTAGAGATGCCCTTCTAGCCAATACCACCGCATCTTACAACACTGCTGTTGGGTTTCAAGCTTTATTTGATAATACTACTGGAGCAAATAATGTAGCATTAGGTCACCAATCTTTAGCTAACAACACCACCGCAAATAACAATGTAGCTATAGGTTATCAAGCTTTATTTGACAATACGACAGGTGCAACCAATATTGCTATAGGAACTATTGCATTAAATAACAATACAACTGGTTCACAAAACACAGCTGTAGGTTATCAAACATTATTTAACAACTCTACTGCTAGTAACAGTACTGCTATAGGGTATCAAGCACTAGCTAGTAACTCTACAGGTGCTACAAATACAGCTGTTGGTGCTTTCTCACTGTATTCAAATACAATAGGAACAGAAAATGTTGCCGTTGGAGTTAGTGCATTATTTGCTAATACTGGAGGATATAATACAGCGGTAGGTCGTTCTGCCCTCTCATCCAACACCACTGCAAATAACAACACTGCTGTAGGTTATTTGTCACTAGGAGGAACAACTACTGGACCTCAAAATACTGCGGTTGGCTGGGGTTCATTATATAGCAATACTACAGGCTCAAATAATGTGGCATTAGGATATGGTGGATTATTTATTAATACTACTGGTTCTAATAATGTAGGATTAGGCTTTGAATCCTTACGCAACAACACCACTGCAACTAACAATACAGCTGTCGGTTATCAGGCACTATATGATAATACAACTGGTGTGTCAAATGCCGCTTTTGGAAAGTCAGCACTTGATGATAATACAATAGGAAGCAGAAATACTGGTTTAGGCGAAAGTGCATTAACATCTAATACATCAGGTAGTAATAACACTGCTGTTGGTCAAGGAGCTTTGGCTTTGAACACCACTGCAACTAATAACACAGCGGTTGGTTACCAATCTTTGTATAATAATGTTTCGGCTGGAGCTACAGCTATAGGATATCAGGCTGGACTATCAAATACATCTGGAGGATATTTTACTGCTGTAGGGCATTCAGCTCTTCTTTCTAATACTACTGGGACTAGAAATACTGCTGTTGGGTTAGGTGCATTACGATTAAACACTACTGGTGGTTATAACACCGCATTAGGCAATGATTCTCTCTACTCCAACACCACTGCATCTAACAATACCGCAGTGGGTTATAAAGCGTTGTTTGATAATACGGCTCTCGATAATTGTGCTGTAGGATTTGCTGCTGGGCAAAATAATACCTCAGGTACTGAAAATACATTTGTAGGACCTCGTGAAGCTGGTGTTGGATATGCTTGTGGTAATAGTAACACAACAGGAAGTTCATTAACATTTCTTGGTGCTGGAGCTGGTGCATTAAACACCACTGGTTCTTACAACGTTGGTCTAGGTCGCAGAGCTCTTTTTGGCAACACAACAGGAAACTACAACACAGCTATTGGGTGGGACGCTGGAAGCAGTATTACCACAGGAAACAATAATACTTGCTTAGGTAAAAATGCACAACCTTCCTCTGCTACAGTCTCTAACGAGATTACACTAGGTGATGCAAATGTTACAACACTTAGAGTTCCAGCACTTGGTTTTACAATAGATTCAGCAAAAAATCTTAGCACTGCAACAGGTTCTTTTTTATCTACCGATGCAAATTATAATGAAAATGCGGGTAGTAGTTATACAATAACATTACCATCTAGTTATGGTATATTTGAAGTCTCTATTTATGCGGCTAGAAATAGTTCTGGTGCTTATGGTACTCGTTATCAAGTATATCATTTTGCTGGTTTATCTGGATATCCTTACAGTAATTGGTCCTCTACATATAATCTAGTTTCAGATATTGCAAAAACTTTAACTAGCTCAGCTCCTAGTATTAGTATATCAACTGGAGTCAATGGAGCAATAACAGTAACGGTGAGTGGAACAGGAAATTTATATTCTTCATATAATGTTAGACAACTAGTTCATGGACCTAGTTTTTAATGATTAATATAGACACAATATAAGGATTAAGATGGATACAATATATGTATGGTCAGTTTTTCAAACTTATCCAAGTGATGGTGACAATATTGACACTTTTGATTGGAAATGTGAAAAAATAACAGAAGAAGGAAAAGTTGCCGAAACAACTGGAAACTGTAACCTTTCTACTTCTATAGCAAAAGATATTTTTATTACTTTTTCTAGGGATAAAATCTTAGATATATTATTTGAAAATATAGATAAAAATTTAATTGAATCACAAACTGTCTTAAAAGGAGAATAAACATGACAGACGATGTAGTATTAGATATACCAAGTACAGAAGAAAAAGCACAGCACTATAAAGCAATGGGTGACTCTGTGACTTTAATTCATGATGTGATCGCGGGTAACGCAATGACAGAAGAGACCGATGAAGAAAAGAAAGACTGCGTATCACGTAACGTAGAACATCTTAAAATTATGGTCGCAAAAGAATGGTGGGGCGATGAAGATATGCAACCATCAAACGAAGCAATCGCTGCTGGAGAAACATACACAGCTTAACTTAACTAAAAGGAAATTAAAAATGGCAAAAAATAAACAAGAAACCATTAAGACTCCAATAACGGTAGACGATGTTGAATACCATTATGAGGATATGACACAAGAACAGCAAACAATGGTTAACCATATTGCTGATTTAGATAAAAAAATAAACGGAACAAAGTTTAATTTAGACCAACTTATGGTTGGTAAAGATGCCTTTGTTAATCTATTAAAAGTATCTTTGGAAAATAAAGAAGAAGAAGTTAATTAGGTAGAAACAGTATGAATCCCCATGAAGAATTAGTTGCTCACGAAAAACTCTGTGCAGAAAGATATGACACAATACATCATAGATTAAATCGCATTGAAGCAATGCTTAACAAATTAATCTGGGGAATCATGGCTGGTTTTGGAGCTATTGTAGTAGCTGTAGTTATGAGTACATTACATTTATAATGCTAACTATATTACAACATATAATTCCAATAGCGTTAGGTTTTTTTGCTAAACTTCTAGCAATTAAATCTCAACAAGCTCATGACCAACAAGCTTTAATGTTAAAGGCTTTAGCTGCTAAGTCTGTTGAAATAGACAAAGCCCGTAAACAATCTAATAACGAGTCTAACTTTGCAGCATGGAATCGTAGAATACTTATATTAGTTATACTATCACTTGTTGCTATATACCCTATTGCGGGAATACTAGGTGTTAAAACTACGATACCAGTTAATATTGAACCTTTTAATTTTCTTTGGTTTGAATTTGGTGGTGGTACTGTTATGAAAACTGTTGATGGATTATATAAGTTTGAAGAAATCTTTCAATGGGCAACAATGATTATAGAGTTTTATTTTGGTGGACAATTAGCAAAGGGTAGATAATGCCATATCAAAAGAATGGTAAAAGAGATTATAAACGTGAACTTAACTGGGAAAAGAAAAAGAAACCTAGTCGAGTAAAAGATAGAGCATCACGTAATGCTGCTCGTAAAAAGACAGGAGTAAAAAAAGGAGATCCTAGACATGTGGACCATAAAGATGGTAATCCACAAAACAATAGTAAAAAGAACTTACGTAAAGTATCAGCTAAAACTAACTTAAGGAAACGATAATATGCCAAAAGTCGGAACAAAGCATTATTCATATACTAAAAAAGGTATGGAAGCTGCTAAGAAAGAAGCTAAACGTACTGGTAAAAAAATGACTAAAGTTAAAGGAAAGAAAAAGTATGCCTAATAAACCAGACTCTAGACTTAAACGTGCAGGGGTATCAGGTTATAATAAACCTAAACGTACTCCTAGTCATCCAAAAAAATCACATATTGTAGTAGCTAAATCTGGAGATCAAATTAAAACTATACGTTTTGGTGAACAAGGAGCTAGTGTAGCAGGTAAACCTAAAGCTGGTGAGTCGGCTAGAATGAAAGCTAAACGTAAATCATTTAAAGCTAGACATGCTAAAAATATAGCTAAAGGTAAAATGAGTGCAGCCTATTGGGCAAATAAGGTTAAGTGGTAGTGGCTTACACTAAAGCTAGTCTTAGAGAAAGACTTAAAAATAAAATAATGGCAAGCTCTAAAGGTGGAAATCCTGGACAATGGTCTGCTCGTAAAGCACAATTACTTGCTAATGAATATAAAAAAGCAGGTGGTGGTTATTCTGGAAGTAAAACAACTAAACAAAAGTCATTAAGTAAATGGACTAAACAAAAGTGGACTACAAGTGATGGTAAACCTAGTGAAGGAAAAAAACGTTACTTACCTAAAAAAGCATGGTCTGCTTTATCTAGTTCTGAAAAAAAAGCTACTAATGCTGCTAAAGCAAAAGGAAATAAACAAGGCAAACAGTTTGTAGCTCAACCTAAAAAAGTAGCTAAAAAAGTAAAAAAGTATAGAACATGATTAAAAAGTCTTTTGGTAAAGTATTAACAGGAACACTTCAAGATGTATATGAAGTACCTACAACAAAAAATACTCAATGGGTATTGTTATATATTACTAATACATCAGGGTCTAATGGGACAGTAGATGTTAATTTTTATGATGCTTCTGAAACTGCAACATTACCTGTACTATCTGGGTATACTATATCTGCTAAACAATTTTTCCAGATAGGTGAAGACTATAATTCATTTATTAAAATGGAAGCAGGGGATAAAATAACAGCTTCTTCTACACAAACAATGACATTGTTAATGTCTGTAATTGAAGAAGACATTACAGTACAAGGTGGATAATTCTCCTTGTACAGGTGTCTGCCGTATAGTAGACACAACAGGTGGAGAGCCTAGATGTATTAGTTGCTATCGTACTTATGAAGACTTAGATCAATGGTTGGTTATGTCTAGAGAAGAAAGAGTACGAAGAATTCAACAATTACAGCTAGAACGCTTGACAAATTAATAAAAATGTGCTATAATGTTAATATAATTAATAGGAATTAAAATGACTTATTTAGAAATAGTTAATAAAGTTTTAGTTAGACTAAGAGAAAACGAAGTTTCTTCTCTTACTGAAACGTCTTATTCTAAACTTGTAGCTGATTTAGTTAATGTAGTTAAACGAGAAGTAGAGAACGCTTGGAACTGGGATTGTTTAAGAGAAACTCTTACTGTAACTACAGCTAATGATTTATTTAACTATGTGCTAACTGACTCTGGAACTACGTCTAGAGTATTAAATGTTTACAATGATACAGACGATATTCAAATGCACTATCGTCCTAGTAACTGGTTTGACCAACAAATGAGAATGGTTGACACAGTTCAAAAAGATGCCCCAATGTTTTACAATTGGAATGGTACAAGTAATGGTGATTTACAAGTAGACCTTTACCCTATTCCTGATGGTGTTTACAATATTAGGTTTAATATTATAAAACAACAGGATGATTTGTCTGCACCTACAGATGTTTTATTATTAAATCCACATCTTGTTATTGAAGGTGTTGTTTCTAGAGCAATTAGTGAACGTGGAGATGATGGTGGGTTTATTGACCAAGAGATGCGATATAAAAATATGTTAGCTGATTTTATTGCTATTGAAGCAGGACGTATGCCTGATGAAGTTACTTGGTATCCTGAGTAATGGCAGGAGTTTTAAAAACTACTAGTATTTCTGCACCAGGTTTTCTTGGATTAAACACTCAAGACTCAGGAGTTAACTTAGAAAGTGGGTATGCTACAGTAGCTAATAACTGTGTTATTGACAAGTTTGGTAGACTTGGAGCTAGGAAAGGTTGGAACTTACAAACTACTTCAACTTCTTTAAGTACTGATGCTTATATAGAATCTATTTTTGAGTTTAAAGATGTTGATAGTACTGTTACTTTTTTATCAGGTGGTGATGGTAAATTATTTAAAGGAACAACTACTCAAACTCAAGTACAAGTTTATTTAACTGATGAAACAACTCCAGTCGTTACGTCTTTTACAGGAAATCGTTGGCAGTTTCAAAGTTTATTAGAAGGTACTGGAGAGACAGCTAGGTCTTATGCTATAGCAACTCAAAAAAATAACACAGCTTTAGTTTATAGAAGATCAGGACCAAGCTATACAGGACCATATATTTTCCAACGAATTGGAACAGACTATGGTAATAAACCAACAGGAGTAACAACATTTGATCCTGATTGTTGTTTAAGTGCTTTTGGTAGAATGTGGGTAGCTGGTTTAAATAGTAATCCTTCTACAATTTATTTTAGTAAGATGAACGAACCTGCTAACTTTAGTGATTCAGGTTCTGGTGTACTAGATATTAGTACTGTTGTTGGGGGCAATGATTCTATTGTTGCTTTAGCACAACATAATAACTATTTAATTATCTTTTGTACACATCATATTGTTATGTATTCAGGAGCTATTTCTCCTGCATCAATGCAATTAGCAGATGTTATTAACGGCATTGGGTGTATAGCTAGGGACTCTGTACAAGCAACTGGTACTGATTTAATCTTTTTATCTCGTAGTGGTGTTAGAAGTTTAAATAGAACTATACAAGAAAAATCTTTACCTATGAGAGAATTGTCTCTTAATATTAAAGATGATTTATCTGGATATTTATCAGTAGAAACACTTAATAACATTAGAAGTGTTTATTATGAAAATGATGCGTTTTATTTAATAACATTTCCAGGTTCTCGTATTATGATTTATTTTGATATGAGGTCGGCTTTACCTAATGGAGCAGCTAGGGCTTCAATATGGAGAACAACTTCTGGAACATTATTTAATGCTTTTTGCAATACAGAAGATAGAAAACTATTGTTAGGTGTACCTAATGGTATAGCAGAATACTCAGGTTATTTAGATAATACAGCTACTTATGACTTTGAGTATTTAACAGCTGCTTCTGATATACAAGCACCTACTACTAATAAAATGTTAAAGACTGCTGAACTTACAGTTATAGGTACAGGAAATCAAGACTTTACATTTCAATGGGGTTATGATTATACACTTAATCTTAATTCACAAATTATTAATAGAGATTTTGGTACAACTACTTTATCTAGATACAATATGACATATAAATATAATATAGATAAGTATAATACTGTAGGATTAGGTGTTCAAGATTTAAGAGTACCTTTAACAGGATCAGGAAAAGTTTTACAATTTGGAGTTAAATCCACAATTAATAACGAAGCATTAAGTGTTCAGAAAATAGATGTATATCTTAAAACAGGGAAAACAATATAATGACAGCATATACTAAAGCCACTAACTTTTTAGCAAAGGATTCTTTACCAGATACAGATGCTGGAAAGATTATTAAAGGTTCAGAGTTTGATACTGAATTTAATAACTTACAAACAGCTGTAAATAGTAAAGCTAACAGTTTATCTGCTGCATTATCAGGTACTCCTACAGCTCCTACCGCAACAGCAGGTACAAATACAACACAAATAGCTACAACTGCTTTTGTAACTACAGCAGTAAACAATGGTTTTCCATCAGGTGGTATTATTATTTGGTCAGGTTCTTCAGGCGCAATTCCTAGTGGATGGTTATTATGTGATGGTAGTAATAGTACTCCAGATTTAAGAAATAGGTTTGTTGTAGGTGCTACTGATACTTATAATGTAGGAGATACTGGTGGTAGTGCAGATGCTGTAGCAGTAAACCATACTCATACTGCTAGTGTAACAGATCCAGGACACCAACATGGCTGGAGTTATAGTAATAGATTATTATATGATGCAGGAGGAGGAAACCCCAACACTCTTCCTGGTGGAGCTGTTAATCAAACAACAGCTTCTGCAACAACAGGAATAAGTGTAACAGTAAACCCATTGACTGGTGAAGATGGTACTAATAAAAACTTACCCCCATACTATGCACTTTGTTACATTATGAAAGCTTAATGCAAGATAAAGATATACAACGATTTTTAGAAAAGTCTAGAAGTGAATATGTAGATACAACCAACTTAATAGAAAATGAACATGGGTTTATGAGTTGGAAAATAGATGGAGATAAGTTTGTTTGTATTAATGTCTATGGTGATGGAGAGTATTGGGATAAGTATATGAACAAATTTGCTAAACAGTTAGGATGTAAAACAATTTTAGGTGGTACTTCACGTAAGAGTTATAAAGCATTTGTAAAGAAATATAATTTTAAACTAGTAGGCTATATATTTGAAAAAGAGGTAATCTAATGGGATCACTAATAGGAAGTATAACAGGAACAACTAAGGCAGCTAAAAGGGCAGCAGAAGAACAAAGACGTGCTGCTGATATGGCTAAGTATAAACCTTATGATGTAGAGGGATCATTTTATGGTGATGTTGCTTTTGGTCCTGATACTGTAAGTTATGAACTTAGTCCAGAGCTACAAACTTTTAGAGATTACTTTTATAATCAAGCTTTAGGTTTTCAACCTTCAGGACAAGAACAAAGGCTGTTTAGTGATATATCTCAAACAGGAGCAGATATATTTAGACGTGGTGCAGAAACTGATATAGGCACTGCAGCTCAAGATTATTATAATCAACAGTTACGACTTTTACAACCAGAACGAACAATGGAAGACATTCGTTTAAGAGAGAGCCTTTATGGAACAGGTAGAGGTGGTTTAGGAGTATCTTTAGGTACAGGTGGTTATGTTAATCCTGAACAATATGGTGCTTCACTAGCAAGAGAGATGGCTAATTTAAACTTAGCATCAACTGCTGAGGATAGAGCTAGACAACTACAACAACAAGATATATCAATGGGTACTGGTCTCTTTGGTTTAGGTAGAGAAATGCGTATGCAACCTATTACACAGTCTGGTAGTTTACTTGATATGGCTAGTAGTGTAGAACAAATGGGTATCATACCTTTACAATTAGGAGCAGACTTAGGTACTGCTGCACAGTCAGGACGAGTAGCTCAAGCTCAAGGATATGGTCAAGCTGCAAATACAAGATTGAACGCTTCTTTAGCTAACGCTGGTATGTTTACTAATTTACTAGGACAAGCTATGTCAATACCTAATTGGAGTAACATGTCTAATCCATTTAGTAGTGGTGGGTATACGGGTGGTGGAACATTTATGCCTGCTTCTTCTGGTTTTGCAGGATCACCTCATTTAAGGAGTAGAGTATAATGGCAAAAGATATTGTAGGTGGATTATTTGGATTGTCTTCAGATGAAATAAGAAGACAACAACAAGCTACTGACACTGGAGAAGCTTTAAACTTTGGTCAATTAATGCCTCAAGGTTATGGAGCAATAGGTGCTGGTTTTTCTAAACTAGGAGCTGGGGCAATTCGTGCTGGTAGTAGTCTACTTGGTTTAGAAGATGAAACACTTATGAAAGCTAAAGATATTGAACAAATTATAAAAGAAACACAATCAGACTCACCTACTGGAACTCCTCCTGCTGCTATATATAATAAATTATATGAGAAATTGTCAGCTAAAGGGTATACTAATGAATCTATGATGGCATTACAAAAAGCACAAGAAGCTGCAATTGCTTCTGAAGAACTAGATATTAAAGCTGCTTACTATGGTGATTTAAAACAAAAAGCAGTAGATGCTAATGTATTAAAAATAGAAAAAGAAATACAAGATGGACTTGAAAAAGCAAGATCAGACAATAAAACATTGCTAACTCAAAGTTATGCAAGTTTTGATCCTTTAAAACCTTATGGACAAGCAATAGCTAGTTTTGCAGAGCGTAATGATATATCTGATATAAAAGGTTTAACTAGCCAAGCATTACAAATATTTAATGAATTTGCTGGAGCTACTGCTGAAACTAAATATGGAACAGTACCTTTATATACCCCATTTGATGCTTGGACAGAAACTCAAAACTTTTTAAATGCTCATGTTATAGATAAAGAGTTTTGGTTTACAGGTAATAAACTTAATATGGAAGCTTTTAATGATTATTTTATACCTAAAAAAACTAAAAGAGAAGCAATGGCATTAAAAGGAATTAGAGATTTAGAAGTTCAAAGAGGATTAACTGCACAACCTGTAAATGTTATGTCTTCTAGTGTTGCTACAGAGACTCCAGTAACATCTACACAACCTGCAAATAAACCAAGTTTAGAAGATTTTTTAAAAGACTAATGGTAGACGTTACCTATAAAAACTTTGATTATGAAGGTGCAAAAAAAGCTGGTTATAGTCAAGAAGAAATTGTTGAGTTTTTAAAAACAAAAACATTAGAAAAATCTCCTTCCCTTAGTGTTTCTCCTACTAATACTGTAGCAGAGTCAGCTAAAATGTTTGCTGAAGATATGCTACAAGAGGGATTTGCTATAGGTGTGGCTGTTGATGAATTAGTTAAGCTTATTCTTACAGCAGGGGGTACTCTTAGTGACGGAATTTTAGGTACTGTTCGACAAGCTGCAGAAAAAAACCAATTAGTTCGTAAACAATTATTTAGTTTTTTACCTGATAGACTATCTGGATTAAATCCAATTACGGATGCTGATAGAACTCGTATAAAAGAGTTAACTACATCAACATTAAAAGGTACATTTGATGTAGAAGGAGCTTTAAATGCAGGGTATACTAGACAAGAAGTCGATGCTTTTATTAAGTCTAAGTCAGAAACTCCTACTAAAAAGCTATGGAGAGAAAAAGCAAAAAAATGGGAAGGGTGGATGGAAGGTGCTACCTTTTCTAATTTACCTATTAAAGCTTTAGATGAATACTATGAAGCTATAGGACAACGAGACTCTTGGGAACAGTTTAAAAATTATCAAAATAACGCAGTAGAAGATACTACTGTTATGAAAGGGTTTGCATTACTTGGTGAAAAACTTCAAGCTTCTTCTGAAGCTATTGAAGGACTAACAGGTATACCTAGTGAAGCTACCCTTGCAGCCTCAGAACTACTTTTATTAAAAGCTAGAGTACCTAAAGTAATAAGTGAAAGAGCTACTGGTCTTAGTGATAAAGCTATAGCTAAAGAAACTATTAGAAAAAAAGAAGAAATGGTAGGTCCTTTAGGTGAAAAGTATGACGTTACTAAAGAACGAAATGATTTTAATAACAAACGTTTTGGATTTATTTCAGGTATTGAAAAAGCACCCCTCTTAACTAAAGATCTTTCTGATCCTACTCAATTAGTTAATGACTACATCGTTGAAAAGAAACGAGATTCTCTTAATAAAACATTAAAGAAAATTGAAAATGAAAAAGAATTAATTGAAGCTACAGAAATGACTGTAAAAAATGCTAGTAAAATTGATGAAACCCATTCTATTCGTATATTACGCTCTGTTAGAAATGATTTAGGAATACCCTTACAAGGTTCAAAAGGTATTGAATCTTTATATAAAATTAGAGATTACTATGAATGGCATCCTAAAATAGGATATGCTCGTCCTAAATTAACTCCTAAAGAAATGAAGATTTATAAAAATACTTTTCAACCTTTAGGTAAATTACATAAACAATTTGCTAAAAAAATGCAAAAGTATGGCTTACTTGAACGTCCTGTTAAATTTGAAAAAGGGTTTAACTTTCTTTCTCGTATGAGAGAACGTCCTAAAAAATCAATTAAAGAAATGTTAACAGGAGATCGAGCAAGAATTCAAGATCCTTATGCAAGAGAAGTTCGTTCAGGAGCATCAGGAGCAAGAGAATACTTTGTAGCTGTTGATAAAAATGGTAAGCGTACTCCTTTTGGTTATACAAATAATGGTGCTACTATTTCTACATGGACTTCTTTTAAAAACAAAGAAGGACGTGCAGCATTTCCAATTAATAAAGAACTAAGTGATTTACAAAAAGTAGCTAAAACAGATGGCTCTGGACAAAAACTAGGGCAGTATACTATTAAAGAAGCTACTGCTAAAGAGCTAGAAGATGCTTCAGGATATATTAAGCATGTTGATCCCCTTGCTTCAGAGTTAATTCGACTTAATGAAATGGCTCAAGATATTCGATTATATGAATATAATAATTCAATAATGGAATCTCCATTTATAAAACAAGAAGTTTTCCAACCTACAACTAAAACAGCTATAGCTTCTGACGACTTTAAAGTTATTGCTGAAGATATAGGACGTATTAATGAGCCTTTAAGACAGCATAAATTTAAAGTTAAGACTGCTGAAATATTAGAAGATGCTTTTAGAACTCGTAAAGATAGCTATTTTACTATAGTTTCTAATGCTATGGTTAAAAATATGATGCTTAACTCTTTACCTCACATGCACAATGAGTTAATTCACTGGTATCTATCTAGAGGTATGATGCGTACTTTTGATCCTAGATCAATTGCTTCTTTTAGAAAAGAAATGATCGAAGCTACTCAAGATGTACTAGGACGTAGTGATTTTTATAAAAAGTTGCTTAAAGAAAATTCATCTATGATGGGTACTAATATATCTAATACATTATATATGGATAAAATCTTACGAGATACTACTAAATCTGTATTTCCTCCTAAAGATTTAAAAGGCTATGCTAACCTTACTGGTAGGTCTTTAGCTGAAGTTTATTCAGCTATATCTGACCATTCTAATTTAGCAATGTGGCAAGTACGAGATATACTATTTGTACAGTTAATTAAAGAAAAGATGCGAAAAGACAATATAGACATGAAAGAAGCTGTGTTTAGAGTAGAACAACACATGCCAACTTATCGTTTGCCTACTAGAATAGGAGAAAAACCTTTAAGACTCTTAGGAAAATTAGTTGGAAATGCTGAGTTAGGTTCTAGTATGGCTAGAAGTTTGTCTAAAACATTACAAAATCCTAACATTGTTATTTTTGCACGATATAAACATGGCATGATTAAATCTGCAATGAATACTGTTAAAGACTTGTATGGTTCTAAAGATATTAGAGGTTCTAGAACAGCTCAAAAACAAATTATGGATGGTATGGATTCTGCTTTAGCAATGGCTTCAGCTTTGTATGTAATATACCCTATGATGGATTATATCTTTAGTAATATTTTTGGTGATAATTCTGCTGTTATGAGACGAGCAGGATTCCTTCATATACTACAAACATTAGGTTATGTTACTGATGGAACTAAAGATATGAAAGCACTACAGCAAAACTTACTTACAGTTAATCCTGCAGCAATGTTACTGGGTGAAATAGCTTTAAATCAAACATATTACAATGGACAACCAGTTTATTATACAGATGATCCAGCTAGTCAAATAGTTGTTGACATAGGTAAAAAATTAGTAAGTACTATACCTCAAGTATCAGCAATAGCTACTTCTGGAGATGTTGATGGTAAATGGTTTGCTAGACAAATTGATGTAAAATTAAAAGGTTATGAAGGACAAGTAAAAGAAGATAGACGTAGACAACTTAAAGAAAAAGCTCGTCTTCGTAGAGAAGCAGAACGAGCAGCAGGTTTACGTTAATCTATATACCAAGCTAACTGTACTCGTACAACACCTACATCAATTAAACAATAACCTATACTCATATCATTAATAGTATTAGTAGTAAACTCTAGACCAAAGCCTATACCACATATCCAATGTAATGTAATATTCATTTATTTTCCCAGTGTACAAAAACACCTCTAAAATCACGCATATAAAAGCTTTCTTGTAGGTTTAAAGGTAAATTAATATAGTCTCTATGTAAACAACTACTATCAAACTCTGCATATCTTTCTGTTACAAACTCATGAGCTGTTTGACAATCTTGAAATGTACCAATATATTGGGGTTCTAAGTTTAAATAAATTACTAATATATAATCTAGCATAGTTCACTCTCCTAAAGGTGTTACTATCAAGTCTTTACGAATACATCTATAACCATTGTATTCTTTCTTACCTCTATAAAAAGTTTCGTAGTACTCACTTGCTTCTTTACAACTACTAAACGTAGCTTCATACTTTTCAGCAGGACCAAAGTTTCCTACAAAACTTAATATTAGTACAAATTCAGTTATCATATTATCTCACAAGTACCTCCTGTACAGGCTAAAGTTTGTTGTCCAATAGTATTATCGTCTTCTTCAATAAAGGATGTCCAATCTATATACTTTGGAGTATTTTTAAGTAAAGAGTTATATACTTCTTTAGTACAATCTTCATAAGGAGCTTGTTGGTATGTATGGTCACTATGAGGTAGGAAAGATACACCACTAATCTCATCAAAGTGTTTCCATACCCATGCTCCTACGTCTACCCACTCTTCATCTTTAACTGAGATAGTAACACTAGGTTTATGTTCACACCAGTGACGTTGATATATTAACCAGTTTTCTAATTGAGTTAGAGCAGACCAATCATTACGTAAGATAGCTTGTTTAGGTGCTTTCATAGGAAAGCTAAATACAGCAGTACTATCTGGACGATGTACTTCGTCTTCAACATATACACCTTTATCTTTTAAAAAATCGTAGATAGGATCTTTTTTATCCATTCTGATCCTACGTATGTAGTAGTCGTTGTGACGAGCATGAATCCCGCTAGCAGCATCAACAAGCTGGCTAACAGTACCACTCGGTTTAACACACGTAATACTTGCTGACGACGGTATTCCAAGTATTTCTGCGTACGTTTTATTTGTTTTTCTAGCTTCATCCCTTAACCTTTCTAACATTTTAGGATCAGGATTAGATGTAATTTTTGCATCCATAATCCCAGTTAATGAAACTCCTAACAGTCTTTCTTCTTCAGTATTAGTTTGCCATTCATGAGAAAGAAATTTAAAGTTAGAAAGTGTAGATTGTATTGTACCTAATATAGTAGCAATACGTACTTTATTTTGTAACGTTTTCTCTGTGTCATCAGCACGAATAACAACTTCTGAAAGATTACAGAATTGTTTATCACGTAAGATTATTTCCGAGCAGGGGTTTGTCCCGTAGTTTAAAGAGTTATTACGTCTACCCCATTTAGCTGCTTGTTTTTGTGCAGCAACTCTGTTAAAGATACCACGTTCACCAGACTTAGATTTAACTAAGGATAACCATTCTTCCATAAAAGTTTCTACATCTGGTTTTTCTGTGTAAGCTACACTATTGTTAGCTAAACCACGATGGGCATAGTCAGCCCACCAAGCTCCTATTTTAGCATCTCTCATACGTTTGTCTGTTAGATTAGATAGTGAAATCAAAGCACTACGTCTAACACCACCAACAACAACAATCTCACCGATCATACACATAATATCATGTACTTCAATAGAGGTTAGTTTTCTACCTTTAGCCTCATGAAACGTTTCTACAACAAAGTCAAATAAACGTTTAAGAGGTGCTGGTCCTGAAGCTCTACCACCAAAGGTTTTTAACCTAGCTCCTGCTGGTCGTACTTGAGAATAATCTATGGTAGGAATGTCTCCTTCCCATAGGCTAGATAAGAGTTTCTTGAAGGCTTTTGCCCATCCTAGTTTACTGTCACCTACTACGATGACATCTTCACACTCTTTAATGTCATTAGGAATTACAGGTAAGTGTGTAATTTCCTGACGTTCACAACTAAAGCCTACACCCGTACCATTCATAAGAATGTAGAGTGCCTCACTAAAGGCTCGTTTATTATTAACTGCCAAGTATGAACAGTTATAAGCACTAATATTATCTCTCTCACAGGCTTCTCCTGCTGTCATTAATAATCTCATAGAAGGCATAACTTCTAAATTTAGTACAGCCTTATGTATTTCTTTTAGTTCTTCTTTAAGACTAGGTACTTTAGTCTCAAGATAAGTAACTAATCTGTTAACTGTCTCTTCCCAAGTTTCACGTCTGTGTGCTTCTGGTATAAATCTAGCATACCTTGATGAAGCAATAACTTGTTGGTATACAGTAGGTAATTCAATCGTCATATTCGTATAGTCCTTCTTCTTTATTATCGTCTATTAGTAATGTAAGATGTTCTAAATTGTCTTCTATTTTATCTTCAAACTTATTTACAATTTCATCTGAAGTAATTTCAAGCAACTCAAGTAAAGATTGTTCATCTAACTTTTTTAATTCTTCACATACTTCAGGAAATGTAAGTGCCATAATCTTATTTACTTTCTAGTTCTTTTAGTAGTTCAGCATAATGGATTATTTTATCAAGATCCTTTATACCACCTTTTTCTCTCCATCGCATTGCATATTTAATTATACACCCTTCTATAAAAGGTATCTTGTTTTTATGAATAAATTCAATAGGTTGTATTGAAAACTTCATGTAGTGAGTGCCACCGATTTGTTTCTTTTTAGCTGGTATCATATTATAACATATCCTATATAAAAAGTCAAGTATTAAATTACTATAGCTGATTCTGATTTAGAACTTTGTGATCTATTAGATCTAGACCATGTTCCACAATCTTGACATTGATAACGAATGTATTCGTATCTAGCGTTTCTAGCTGTACCACGTTTGTGTAAGTGATGACTACCACAATTTGGACAGACTACTGAACTACTAAACATATTATGATTGGGATGTGTTTTAATCCATGCAATCATTTTATTATATACTTTTTCTAAGATAACAACATCATTCTTGTTGTATTTCTTCATGACCGACCATGCCTTTTTATCTTTCGCCATACATTGAATCCATAATTCATGACCAATATGTTTGACTTTCTTACCAACACCTAATGCTTGTGCAACATAGTCAAGCTTGTTACTAGGGAATTTAAACTTACGTCTTGATGTCCGTAGTAAATCAATCTCTTTGTATGGTGATGGTGGTCGTAGTCCTTGTAATAAGAACTCTTTGTTGAGCGTAGGTATATCAAACTTACTGCCATTGTAATGGATAACTGCATCGCACTCATCAAGCAAAGTATGAATACGTTTAATCATATTCTTATGAGTAGTTTCCATAACAGAATCAAACATAATCTCTGATTTACCTAACCACTTAGCTGCCCAGCACATAACATAACTAGACTCCATAAGCTGATTAAGTGAAACGTTTTGATTCCATAGTCCCCATACATGAGCTGTATTAGGGGAAGTTTCTATATCAAGTAATAGGATTTTCATTATTAAGTATTTCCTTATATTGTTTAATCCAGTCTTTACGACTGTCTAACCATTTGAATCCATTCTTAGTTGCCCAATCTCCGTAAGTAGTTTTACTTTTCTTAGAGATTTTAACAGAAGGATTCTGAAACAGAAAGATAATAATAACGTTAGGATTACTATCTCTAAACCAAATCATTTTCTTTCGTGTTTGTAAATCTAATTTACCCTTAGCTTCAAGATAAACTTCTTTTGTTTTATGAGTCTTGAAGTCAGGGATATAAGTTCTATATATTTGTGGTTGTATATATTTAAACTTGTCTTGTTCGTATGAACTTTGGTTAAAGTGTTTAACTAATAGTTTCCAAACTACAGCTTCGAATTTACTTTTGAATGTAGGAGTCAAACCTATCCTTCCAATTGTCTTCGATAGAACGTTTCATCCATAAACAAGTAGCATTACGTATGAATCTATCATCATCAGCGTATAGGTCTTGAACAATCTCAAACATTTCTTGTTCTGTTTCACAATTACCTAGCATGTTTTTTGCTTTTTTATCACCTAATCCTTTAATTCCTATTACATTATCAGCTTTATCGCCTTTAATACATTGTTCAAAGAATAAACGATTACCTTCTAACTCTGTTTGTTCAAGAAATAAGTCAGGTCTCTTCCATCCCTTACCACTTATTTCCCATGAGAAGTGATGACCAGGTACTTGTAATAAATCTTTATCAATAGTGCAAATAATAGTACCTTGTTCTTTCTGAAAGATAGCTAATGCGTCGTCAGCTTCTAATCCTTCAGGTGACATTTCTGCACCCATTTTTTTAATTGCATAGTCTTTAAGTTTTTGCAAGTGAACAGGTTTTACTGCTGTTCTATTTGCTTTGTAGGTAGGCAAGACATCCTTACGAAAGTTACTAGGTGATGAAATAAATGCACGATACTCTGTTGCTTTTACTTTGCCTAGTATACCATCAAGCATGTCTTGACATCTACTTTTAGCAATACCAAATGCCTCAGATTCAGCCGAAGAGGCTGCTCTGAAGCATACGATATCCATGTCAATAAGTGCTAACACTAAAACGGAACATCATCAGCAAGTTCTGAGAAAGCCTCGTCACTTGCTTCTGTAGTTGCACTACCTAATGAACCATGTAATACAAAGTGTTCATAAGTTTGTGCTAAGGCTACAACGTCTGCTGCGTTTAGTTTAGTACCATGTGTTGCTAAGGTAGCTACTGCATTAGACAAAGAGGATTGTCGAATAATCATAATCTGACGATCTGTTTCTGCACCTTGTGTTACTTTAGTTGCAGGTTTAGAAAGAGTAGGATCTTGCTTACCTAACCCTGTCCATTGCCAATAACCATTATCATCTTTTTCAGACATAATATCTACTGTATCTCCTTTCTGCCATGTTTGTGCTGCTTTAAATACTGCAGGATTACCAAATGACATTAACTTTTTAGACTGAGCCTGTCCTTGTTCGTTCTTATATGTAATCTCTAAGAACTGATAGGAACGACCATTCTTGCCTGTTTGTGTTTGCATTTGTCCTACATCAATTACTGTAATTTGCATTGACTATCTCCATGTTTTTCCAATCAGAACCTACTTGACACTCGACTCTCATTGGAAGGTTAAACTTAACTTTGAATAACTTTTCAAAGTTCTTAGGAACATCATTAAAACATTTATCAACAATGTTCACTATACTTATATTATCCCACACTTTAGGATTAAAGTCAAGTATTATAGAATCATGTACAGTATTAACCATTATAATTCCTTCCTTGTCTTTAAGTCTATTGTATAATGATACTCGTGCAATAGCCATTAGGTCTGCACCTAATCCCTGCACAGGATAATTTAGTATTCTTGTACGAGGGTACTTAACTTTTCCATACTTAGTTACTTCTGGTTCGTAGTAATAAGTTCTACCTGTAGGCATAATTAATTTACCATCTCGTTTAGCACGAAAAACTAACTCATCATGCCAAACTTGTAGTTGTTTGTATTTGTTATAAAACTCATTAATAATCTTTTGCCAGTAGTCTTCATTACCTACGTCTTTAAAGTTAGGATCGTTAGCATAGCTATAAGCAGAGCCTCCATAGATAAGGCGGAATACAAAGGTCTTAGCAATCAAACGACTTGGTAAACCAAAACGTTCTTGGTTGTCTGAGTGCATGTCTGTACCTTTCCATATCTCATCTATGGCTAATTTATCTTGAGATAGATAGGCAGCACCTACCCATTCAAGTTGTTTTGCATCTGCTTGTAATAACATTAGAGGTCTCCTAAGTCAGCTTCCTCTTGCATTAAAGGTGGTAAATCGGATATAACTTTTTCGTTATATCCGACTACCTCTGGAAGTTCTTCTTCAATGCCTACATAAAATTCTGTTTGAGCGGTAGGGATCGGTTGAATTATAACTTCCTCATCACCTCGTATATCTACAATTTCAATCTTGGCATCGTAATTAAGCCAGATTCCAAAGATTAACGTGGTGAAAAATGCTACAATTGCTATTACAATATGGGTGTTTCTTGTACGTAGTTCTTTATTGTTCATCTATTCTCCATATCTAGTTTTAAATAATGATTTAATTTCTCCATCAAAGTTTTGTAGATTAGGTTTACTACTGGATAGTCTCCCTGTACGTGCTACACATTGATTGAGTTGACCATGTAATACTCCTTTTCTCCAGTTCTGTTCATCAACAAGTTTGTTTAAACCTCTATAGTAAGTTGTCAATCTTTTGTCTAACGTTGCTCTAGTTTGTAACAAGCTAAGTATTTCTTTAGCATCGTTAGTAGGTAACTTTAATTGTTTAAGAGTACTCTCGTCTGTAGAGTAGTAACCTTCTTTAGCTAGTTCTGATTTAGGTAAAGGTGTACATAATCTAGGTAGTACTAAAGTTTTTTCTTCCCATTTGTATTTGATTTGTCCTTTTTTAAGACCTGTTTTATATACTCCAATCTCCACCTGTTCGCGGTATTTAATGTCTCCACCATAAATGAGAGCAGAAAGATGCTCATTACTAGAGGGATTGAAATCAGGATGATTATGGTGCTTATAAAGTCTTCTATCAAGTTTTCCAATTTGTTCTTCAAGTTCATTAGCGAGTACCTCACTCCAGTTGTAGTCATAAGTTATACCATTAAATTCCATTTCTTCTAATACAAGTAAGTCTTGATTATGTAAACTAATTAGTCGTAAGAGATGTGGTTGTTTATGTAAGTCTTCTATTTGTTTACGATAGACTTGTTCTGTAACAATAAGGTCTTGTCTAAGATAGTCAAACAATATATCTTTAGGTATGTTAGGTGTGTTAATACCATTGTTCCAGTATTCTTCTTTTACTGTGTCAAGTTTTTGTTCTATACCATAATGTTCTGCTACTTCATTTAGACTAGGGTAGGGTTTGTTTTGTCCTGTAAGAATGAAGTGTACAAGTTGACAATCCCATATCCGTTTCTTATTAAAACGTATACCATATTTACGTAGCCAGTGTAAATCAAACTTGATGTTAAACCCTACAAGAATATCCGTTGAATCTAAGGAGAGTTGAAGATTCTCCAGATTGTTCTTGTAAGGTTGTGCATCAAACTCAATTATATAAATTGATTGTGGTGAGTTATTGTAAGGAGTTGATGTAGTACCTACTAAACAAAGGCTATTGTTTTGGTCAAACGGATTACCTTTATTACTTATTGTAGTTTCAACATCAATAATTGTGTAGTTCATTTTTTCTCCTTACATAATCCTATTATATTAAACTCACCTGGATGGCTTCCTGCTGTACACCACCACTTATTATTATACCATACTTTTGCAGATTGTCCACACTTATTGCAAACTTTTTTAGCTTTATCATATTTCTGCATATCGAGCTACCTCTGGTTGAATGATGACTTGTGTTTGCCCATGTCGTAAATCAGGCAACGAATCTGTATCACCTAGTAGTTTATTTTTACTAATGTTAAGGTAACGTCTACGAGATGTGTTGTCTTGTTCTTTACCAATACCTAATATCCAATCAGCTTCTCCTTGTTTAGCTGTTTTACTACTGTCTACCATATCCATAGTTAACCAGAGTTTACCCTCTGCTTCACCACCTGCTTGACTAACAGCAATAACAGGTCCATATTGTTTAGAAAGTTCTCTTGCCCATTGGTAGATAGCTTTAAGTTCTAAGTCATTACGATCTGCTTTGAATCCTTTAATCTTATCTATCTGGTCAAATATAATAAGACCGGGATTGTATTGTTTTAATACAGCTTCAATACGTTTAGCATTTGATGAGTCATTAAAGTCAAAGATTTTAATGCGTCCTTCTGTAATGTCCATGTATTGTTTTGCATAGTGTGGTATATTACTAAACAATTGTTGTGTTTCTAATCCGAGTAAAGCTTGGTAACAACGGATAGCTACTTTCTTACCTTGCTCTTCGTTGTTAAACCATATAATATCTTTGTCAGTTTGAGCTACCATGTTAGTAATTTCACTAGCTAAGAAGGTAGTTTTACCAGTTTCAGGTCTAGCAAAGATAAATCCAAAGTCTCCTTGACGTAGTGAACCCATTGATTTGTTAAGCCAATTTAATCTCCAACGTAGTCCAGACTCTGCTACTTGTGATTGGTACAAGTCAGCAAGATCAGTAGTAATTGCTTCTGGTTTATCATCTTCTATATCGTCTTGTTCAAACTCTAAGAATTTGTCGAATAACTTTTGTATTTCTGTATTGCCGTCCTCTACGTCTAGTGCTATTTTAGCTAGACTACCTGCAAGACAGCGTGTCTTGTGTGTACGTAGTAGTTCGATAAGAGGTTCTGTAATTTCTTCTGTGTTGTAATAAAATACTTCATCAATAAGGTCTTTAAGTTCTTGTCGTTCTGATGATTGTAATAAATAATTATTATTATAACTAATTTCTAATTGTTCTTTTGTAATACTATTAGTATTATATTTATTATAGTAACTATCAATACTAATAAATAATTTATATAAGTTAGTATAATTAGTTTTAATAAATTCTAAATTAAGATACTTATAATAATTACTATATAACTCTTTGTCTTCACAAAAAAGTTTAGCTATTTGTTTTTCAACCATTTTAAAATCTCTCCTTTACTATATTCTTTTGGATCTGCTGCAGTTATAACTACACTCGCAGCGATGCTTTTTGCTTTTAAATTATTCTTAATCTTAATTGCTTGTTTAGCTTTATCACGATCTAACCATATTGTAACAGGTTTTTTTGAAGCTGTCAACTTTTGTTCTAACTCAGTAGAAACTGTTGATCCTAATAAAGGGATAGCACAGTAGCCTTCGTAACGTAGTCGAGCAACTTTAATTGCAGAGAGTACATCTTCAACAAGTACAATCTTATCTCCTTTGCCATAAACTATAATAGGTTTTTGTCCTTGTGATTTGTATTTAGCTCCATCAGAAAAGTTACGTCCTTGCCAGTAGTTTCTACTACGAATAAGTACTAAAACTTTATGTAATGGAGACCATTCCATTTTGTATTTTATTGCATCTTCGCTGGAGATGTCGTATTTTAGCAACCATTTCATAGCTTTTTGTGGAATATCTTTGATGGTAGTAATCATTTCAAACTCTTTAATTATAGGTTTATTATTGAAACGTTGACGTAGGGAATTAAGATCATTTTTAATTTTATTATAACCGCAACCAAAGCAATAGTAATTGTTAGTATACTCTGCTAGGTTATCTTTACTGCCACACTTAGGGCAAGGGTTATGTCCTAGAAACTGACTCATGATTCTCCTTAGTTTTAATTCATACAAAAACACAATACAAATGTTAATAAGTATGATATAATATACATATAGAATGAAAATTTATTTTATTAATCTAAACGAAAGGAACTATACTATGTGGACAACTCCATCAGCTACTGAAATGCGTTTTGGTTTTGAAGTTACAATGTACGTAATGAACAAATAAGGAAAGGGGATTACTCCCCTTCCTCTACTTCATCAAACTCATCAACATCACCTCTTAAATCTTCACGTTCATCTGCATTTAATTCTCTTTGTATACTTTGAAAACAAGTATTACATAGGTCTACATATTCACCAGTAGTAGCAGACTTCCTAGTCGATTCAAAATCTGATAGTTGTCTATCACAAGCAATACATCTCATAAGTTTTCCTTTTCGTATTGATGTATTGTTATAGTAACATAGATTTTAAACCTTGTCAAGTTCTTTTTCTATAAAAGGTTTAGTTCCCATTATAAAGTCGAAAGCTTTTTGTGCTAAGGCACTAGCTTTCATAATATTTTTAGTATCTTTTTCAAGTACTTCTAACCAAGAGTTAATGTACTCTGTGTGTTGTAGTTTACCTTCAACACCATTGGCATTACATAACATAGCAGCACCTAGTTCTGCTACAAGTTCTTCAAAAGCATAAGCTTTGTCTCCGAACCTATTGTTTAAATCTCTATTAAGGCGTTTCTTATGTCCTGTCCAATGTGTAAGTTCATGAAACGTAGTTGCATAATAATCTTCTGCAGTTTTAAACTTTGTAATTTTTGGTACTTGTATTAAATCCATACTAGGTATGTAACAAGCTTTGTCATAACCTACTTGAAGTTCTGCACCAGTGCGTTTAATAACTGTGTCGCAATTATCTTTACGAAACTTTACTTCTTCTGGTTCAGGTAATGGTGACATACCCTCAACGTTATCACGATTGAATACGTTGTATGATCTAACCATTTTCCACCAATGTTCTTTACCTTGTTCATCTACTTTAGACATTGGTTTATAAAAGATAATAGGAACAGACTTAGCACCTTTCTTAATAGGTTTGTCTAGTCCTGTTATTTGTTTGGCTTGATTGTATGTCATCCAATAAGGAGACATACCATGCTTCTCATCTGTGTTCATGTTAAGCCACATCCAATTAAATCCTGAGTACTCATGACCAGTAATAAGATTACGTGGTCGTGTAGTTTCCCATGACTTAATCCATTTACCTGGATTACTACGTAGTTCTTCTAATATCTTTTGTGTTACTTGTTTTGCTACTTCTGCTGAGTTCATAAATTCTCTCCTACAAATTTAATTCGATAGTTTTCCCTGTCAGGTACGTCAGGCACAAAATCATTATAAAAGTCCTCAAGATATTCATCAAGGAATGAGTCAAGACAGTCAAGAGCATCGCTGAAAGTTTCAAATGTCTCAGGTACTCCTTCACACGTCCAAACATTTTTCCACCCTTCGCAAAGGGTATATGTTTGTATTTCATACATGTTAATATTCCTCTCTTGAGAGTTCTTTTACATCATAATTACAATTAGTATCTTCTAAATTAGTATCAGTCATATACTCTGTAGCATATTCTTGAAATAATTTAATAGCTTTATTTTGACATGTAGCATCAATAGTAAATTTCCATACTTGTTCTTCTATAACTTCAAACTCAAATTGTTTCATAAGCTCTCTCCTAAAGGTTTACCAAATCTAAACAATTCATTTTTATTTACAAGAAATGCTTTCTTAGAAGTAGTATCTCCTTGTCCTATAAATTCTCGATATTGTAATTTATTTAAAAAGATACAACGAATAATATCAATAGGTTTTATTATAATTTTAATTACATTATCACAAAGAATCCAGTAGTCTGCTGTTGTAGTAAGTAATGCTGAAGGTTTATTAAACATTTCTATTTCAATTACAAAGTTATTTGTTTCATGACTCATAGGATCATATTTAATTTCAAAAGATTTATGAATCTCTGGTATCCATAAATCATAACCTTTGTAAGCATCAATTAAAGTTGCACATTTATATTTTTTACGTGCAATTTTAAGTACTTCTTTTTCTACTTTTAAACCACGATTTAAATCAGTATTAAAAGTATTCATTAAAGATTCTCCTTATCATGATGATTAATAACAATAAATAAAAGAAAAGCCTATGGTTAGGGTAGTAACTGCTAATTTAACCTAACTATCCTTGCACATAATGTGAGCAGTTGGATATACATAGACTGAGCAGGATGTGTTGTTCTGGGTATCACTGCCATTATTACCCCGTTAGCAGTCTACTGCTATCTTGGTTAATTTTAGCTGCAATGGCGGTAGCAGCAAGGTATTAACCACACCTAATCACCTAGATTCTTTCAAAGATTCACCATCAGTTAGTCTAGGTAATATCTACATCTCCTTTTTCAGATTGTTCTAAGTCATACTCTTGTTGACCTATTAACTTACGATATAAATAATCTTCCATAATTTGTTCTTGTTCTTGATCTAAACGTTCAGTCATTTTCGTGATCTCCATGTGGTCCGTTGTCAAACTTTTTACGTGCATATTTACTAGCTAATAGACTAGCTACATTATGAGAGTAACCAGCTTCAATATAAATATGATAATACATTTCCCAATAACTTTCTAGTATTGCATCATTTCCTTCGTGACTCATGATAGTTTTTCCACAGTATTAATATCAAAAGAACCCCCACTAATACATTCATTATGTATATCTTCTGATAAAGTTTTATAAAATACTTCTTTAGCATGTTGGTAAGACTCAGCTTCTACATTACATTCGTAGTTTATAAGTTCACTAGCTTTGACTTTAAATTTCATACACAATCTCCTAAATCTTTTAACGTTGTTTGGAAGACTTTTTTTAGTTTAGTCTGTTCGTTTTCTTTATGTTTATCATATAATAAATCAAAGATTTCGTCAAATGCTAGTTTAGATTCTGGACTGAGGTTATGGTATGATTGAGACACCCTAGTAATCCAGACATTTAGGTTTGTAAATTCTTTGTCAGTAAATTGAATAGGCATGTTATAAGACTCCGTTGTTAGTTAGGTTTGATAAATAATTACATTGACTTAGTAAAATATCTCGTCTAGGTTTAGTAGATGTATGACCATATTCATCAGCTTTAGGATAACGATTGTATTGTTTAAAGAAATAATAACAATACATTAACTGTAGTTCATCAGTAGATAGTTCTTTTAGTTTTGGATTAACAAACATAATATCTCCTAGTAAATAAATAAATTTAAAATGCCCTAGTATGACCGACCATTAGGTTTTGGGTTTTAATTATAATAGTATGAGCGAAGCGAATACATTATTAATCCGAGCGAAGCGAGGATTTTTTTAGAAAAAAATAAAGGGGTTATT